AATAGATTTAAATATAGAATTGAATTCCATATTTTCTTCAGACGCCCTTGTAAACAACACATGACAATCATTAGTAAAAGTATACTTTATACTTTGAATTCTTTTCTTCCAATTTTTATATGTATCATAAGATTCTTTATCTAAAAGATTTCCTGTCCACATAAACTCATTGCGAGAAATTGCAAGATTACCATTTTCTGTTACATTCAAGAACAAAGCAAGTAGAAACTCTTCCAAACTCTTTTTATCAAATCTTCTGGAAAGTTCTTCAAAAGTTCTTCTGTCTCTCCTGTTATAGTAGGTTTCTTTCTTTGGTGAAACCTTCCCCTTATACTTTATAAAATCATACTCACTATTAAAATGACTTTTCATTGCAAGATAAATTTTAAACGCTTCAAAGTCATCTATCTTTTTTCCAGACATGGTAATCATAGAGGCAATTTTTCTGTAGACTTCTGAACCATGTTCAGTCCTTCTGCCTCGTATTTAATTTTTTCTTTAATGAAAGGACTCAACAGAGAAACTACATTTTCTATTTCTAAATTATTCTTTTCACAGTAGTATGTGATTGTATCGATATACGAACTGTTTAATTTGGAAACTTGTTTTTCTATTTCATCACTAAATTCTTTCGAACTCTTAAGTTTCAACATTATAATAAATTCTCCTTAGATATGTGTTACAGCGTATAATACGCTATAACACACGTTTTGTCAATAGTTTATTCTGATTTCCAGATAGTCCAAAGACCATAAACAATCGCTGCATATGCAGCCCATGTAATTAAACCATCAAAGAGAAGTGCAACAACACCCATCGCAATAAGTGCGCCACCATCCCATGATGTTCTTTCTGCCAATCTGGCTTTGATCCAATTTACCATATTACATTCTCCCTATAATGCTTGTGATTTCAACTTGTGCCACTGGGTCTAAATTCATAGCACTTACATCTTCTGTTTCGAAGGTGATATCTGCCCTGCAGTCTACCTTAGACCCCTGCTTTGAAAAATAATTGGGCAGAACTTTAAAATAACTATTCTGCGAATTTATAAAATCTCTAAAAATAAACTCATTCTCGCCAAGTTCCTTACCCACAGACAAAGAAAATCCTACGGTTGGAATCTTATCTATATCCCATCTTAAAATTCTTTGCCATCCAAGTGGAGCGCCTGGACATAAATCTCCTTTAGTATAAAGTTCCGTACTACGAACAGGAGTATTATCAGAGATTACTTCTGTAATTCTGAATCTCAACTTAGAATCTACTGATGCTTTATAATTACAATATATTTTTATAGATTGTTCTTGTGCTGTATTGTTTTGATAAATGTGGGTAGAATTATTTGCGGTACTAATACTTTCACCAATCTCTGGTTCATCAAGTGGAATGATACCACATTGAACTTGATCTAAAGTATTTGTTTTTTCATATTCAAATTTGATAGTAGTAGCGGGGTTTACTCGAAAGATTTTTTCTCTGTAATTGTTAGTAGCAGGCAAAAGAATGTTTCCATCAAATAATACAATATCACTAGATCGAATGCCAGGCTTTCTTTTAAAACCGCCGACAAACAAATGTCCCGCTCTTGTTCTTGTGTTGTAATCATACATCACTCCCAAATAGTCTGGGACTCCTACATATCTTCTTGCACTACTTTTTAGATATTGAACCATGTTTTTTATTTCCTACAATTGTGCTTTATATTCTGTTATCATTTCTATTAACCCATTGATATGACTATCACGCTTAGAAGTATAAACTTCTGCATCTTTCTGGTCATCAATAGCCGCAATGATTACTAGATTATTTATAGGAATTTTTGTTCGCTCTTCAAACATAACAGCATAACCAGATGCCTGTCTAAAGTAGTTCTCTAATTTATTTGGATGCATTGACTTTCTTGATGTTTTAAAATCAATTATAGAAAGTTTACCATCAAAATATGCAATACAATCACATTTTCCTGCAATTCCTAAATGTTCAGAATACATTGGCCACTCTTGAACATATACATCATCTAATCTAGTATCGAGAGTTTTTTTCAATGTAAAAAACATCTCTATATCATTCGGCATGAGTTTATTATAATCTATTTCTATGTTATTTATATAATCTTCACACAACTGATGAATAGAAGTTCCTCTCCTCGCAGCCTGGGTAGTGATTTTATTGGCTTCTTTTTCGCCTACACGTTTTCTCCACTCCATTATGGATTTTTTAGAAAAATGTGATATGACAGTTGTTATCGAAGGATATTTGTTACCATTTTCATCATAGTAATACCTAGTCCCAGACTTAAGGGTTTCACTTCGAAGTGAAAATTCAGGCAAATCCAATTCAACATGTTTAAACATAAATTACTCCAAATTTATTAAAGTATATCAAATATCCTTCGACATGTCAAGCAGTTTTATGAAACTTCTTCTTTTTCATGTCTCGACTTAATTTCTTCTATCGCCTCATCAATATTCTCTATCATTGCATTTTCAATACCATAATGTCTATCCATTATGGCCTGCAGTATAATCCCTAGAAAACTTAAATCATCAACAAGAGCTTTATTACTCAAATCAAATCCATACTCATCTGTCATAATATAAACAAATTCATCAAGAAGTTCATTTGTCATTCCAATAGACTCATCATAATCTTCATCCATACCACCTAAGTTAATAAACGACTTTATATCTTCTAAGTTATTACTTTTAGATTTTACTTTAGCAGAAAAAATATCTTTTGCTTCGATTATGTTTTTCATTTGGAGTCTCCTTTAGGCAAAACCTAATTCTAATTTATTAATTATGTAGGACTTTACCAAAGGACTTCTGACAATATCTTGTTGCATAAACTCAATGAAAGAAAAACGATCCATACTTTTTATGATTCTCATAAAATCAAGTATTCCATTTTTTTCATCTTTCCATTTAAAGTCTGACTGTCTAAAGTCTCCACAGAAAATTATTTTACAGTTGTCTCCTATTCTAGTTATGACAGAATCAAGTTCATGAAAATTCATGTTCTGGCATTCATCCACAATAATAATACTATCATAAAAGGTCATACCTCTTATGTAAGATGTCGAGTTAAAATTTATGAGGGAAGTTTTTCGTAAACTTTCGTATGCGCTGCCACATTCAAATAATTCGTTTACTATGGTTCTATATGGGGTTTCATATGATTGAAGTTTTTGTTTTTCCGAGCCGGGCAGAAAACCCATATCCCTTGTCGGAACAACACTTCTAATAATTTGTATATCTCTATAACTAGAAGATTTGTTCATTAATTCATCTAGTGCAAGGTATAAAGAAATATATGTTTTTCCTGTCCCTGCAACTCCATGAAGAAACAAATGATCTTCATAAAAGGCATCAAATACTTCTTCTTGTGCCGGTGTTATTGGTGTAATTTTTTTAAGTTGTGTTCGTGCGTCAATCCCTATTAATCTACTATTACTGTTTGATTTTGTCTTTCTAGTTTTTCTACTCACTAATGAGACTCCTCTGAAAGTCGGAATCTACGGTGAAAAATTACATATTAAATTTAGACTCTGTTTTAACTGCTCCCGGCACCTTTGCCACTCTATCTAGTACATTCTCCTTAAATGATTGTGGAACTTTTTGTTTGCCCATGCGAATAGGATCTCCAATACTTGGAGCACCAGTAAGAAATTGTTGGATTTTTCCTGCAACACTACAGTTGGGACAAGAGCCATTTAAATGTTCTTCTCTTTCAGCAATACGGCACCAAACTTCATATTCATGTTCACAATTATTACATTTAAAATCATATCTTGGCATAATTTATTGTTTCTCCATAATAAGTTCTTGCGTGAATTTATTTTTCACAATAGCATTCCATTGGTTAAGGTTTAAAGAGGTTAAATTACCTCTATCATTATATATCTCTAACCATCTCTACAACGTTGCGTTTCACGCATTTTTAAAAAATGGGGGGCGTTGCACCCCCCATTAAAATTACTCTTTAGTTGAAATAAAAGTATACAACTCTTGAGCCTTTTTCATGATGTCTTGAGGGGCAGGCATTTCTGGTTTCATGTGTTGTGTATGCTGAACCAATTCCTCAACACTTTTGTTCCATGTCTCTGCAGTCGCATTCAAAGTTTGCCAATATGTATCCATTGCCATATGGTAACTTTGTTCAGACATATCTTTTGCCATTTTTAAAACTTCTAGTCTAATTTCAAATGGATTTTTATTACTCATCATATTTCTCCTTTTTTGTGTGATGTGTGTAATTAGCAACTTTATAGGAAGTTACCACCTTTATTATATAGTACAAAAATTAGAATGTAAAATTAATTCCTACTTTTGCATCTTCATATTCAAACTCTTCACTCGCTTCAATATTACTGAAAAGTGAAAGTTGTGGAGACACTGCATATGAAATACCTAAGTTAACACCATCAAAATTAATTGTGTCTGATGCTACATTAGAATCATATGAGAAGTCTGCCCATGGACGCAAAACAAATCCTTGTGGAAGCGCCATTGTATATCCCAGTTCAGATGTAAAATTTTCATTTTCTACACTATACTCAACTTGGCCATCTACATAACCTTTAATGCCTTCTGCCATTGCAGACGAACATAAAAAAACCGCCGAAGCGGCTCCGAATAAAAACTTTGTCATTTATTAAATCCTTTTACTATGACTTTGGGCCCGTTTGGTAACAAGGTGGAACCCATACCCCGCTGATCATGCTGCTAGAGCAAACTCAGGTGCAAAGTTATCGTTTGCGTTTAGTTTTGTTCGACCGAATATCGTAGGTCAACACGGTAATCTACTCTCATCTCTACACACCTGTCGATCCTAGTTCGCCCCCATCAAAGATACACTATAGCTTTTTCCCCTAACGAACATTGCCTAGGATTGTCTAGCGAGCCAGCCACGGCTGTTTTGTTAATAATGTATCTTTGGTGGAGGCGTTGGGTACTGCCCCCAAGTCCAGTATGTATGTTGAATCGTATCAACAATTACAATTGTATTTATACACTATTCTTTTCTTTTTGTCAAGCAAAAAATAATATAAAAAATATAATGCATTAATACAACACCAAAAAACTCATACATTACTATATTTTTTTCTGGTGTAAATATCATTAAACTTTTTCCAAATAAACCTAAGAGGAATAGAAGGATAAAGTAAGAAGTCATGGGGATACTTAAAAAATACCCCCATTTTAAATTCATACCATTAGCTCAAAGTGTGGAGCATCAATAAATGGGCGTCTTCCCTGAGAACGTCTTAAATCAACGTAGGCGTTCATGGCATCTTCCATGGAACCATCCCACTCTCTAATGTCATCAATGTGCCAGGCTGCGCCCCAGCGGAGTGCCACACCCTCTTCGATTGCGGCCGCCTTCATTGCATCGGCAACTTCATCATACACATTGATTTCCCAGACGCCACGGCCTCCAACATAGGCCATTAAGTCTACTGCAAGTCCATCAAGATGTTTACTCTTCATTGTTTGACTTGCGCCCTTTGCAACTAAAGCCTCTTGTTCTTCGAGCGTTCTTAAACCTTGAATCACTCCAAAATCGACCTCAGTCAATTCGATGGCACGGCTGACAACTCTAACCATGTCATCATGAACACCTTCTAATTTAGAAAGTGATCTATTCGATAATTTAAAAGCCATTTTTAATCCTTTTCTTTTTCGTTTTCGAAGTTAGTAAATTTAAATGTAACGTCATCTGGAGTTAAAGATACGTTATAATCTTGAGTAAAAGAAATATCGGAAGTATCTAAAGTAATACTCATACCATCAGTAATATCCATTCCATCAAATGTGATAGAACCTATATCATACTCCCCAGAAAAAACATAATCATTAGAACCAGTAGTCAATGTTATATTTTCTTCTTTTTCTTTTTTAGGAAATGCAACAATTTTGGCAGTGTTATCTAAACCATTAAGTCTATTATACATTTCTTCTGCACTTACAGAATATGAATATTCATCGAACAATTCCGCCCCTGCAGTAGAGTGGTAATCTTCATCAGATATACTGTCAACATGTTGAATTTCACCTTTCTTAATCCAATCAAATCCAGCTGCAATCAAAAAGATTTCGATTTTCTCCAACACTTCACCAAGTGTTGCATCTGTCGCATCGAATGAATGAGTAATAACCTCATCATTACCAGCATCGGTATGTACACTACTAAGCGTGTACTTTGTACTGTAATCTATCATTATTAATCTCCTGAGAATTTTTTCTCTGTCTGTTTATATACGCCTGTCGTTGCCAATATTGTCTAGTCCTTGACCTTGCGATACGCAATCTAATCCTTAATTGATTTATATTTCTCTTTTTCATTATATACTCCACAATTATATAGGTTATTAAAAAAAACTATCAATCGTAATATCTGCCTTATATCTTGCAATATTACTCTTATTATGTTTTATATCATTACTATGAATGAACGGCATATCATCACACCATTCGTATTCTGTTTCGCCGGGCCTTTTAATTTTCCATTGCAAATCTTCATCCTTTGGATATTGATTTGTCCAACAACATGTAGAATTTTTATTCATATATTTTCTATCTGTCTTAGTCAATGGATAGATATATCTGAACTGTTTACCCCAAACTCTTGAAAACCCCATATCACCCATTTTGGCGTCATTTGGTCGAGGGCCATACTTCGTATCATGTCTACCCATCTCTTTCTTCATCTTCCTCTGTATAGTCCTAAAATGCACCTTCTCGCCTGTCTCAGAGACATATACATCAGACCATATAAAACCACCATAAAGAAAGTTTGCAGACTGGTAAACATATCCTGGCTTTCCAACTATTCCATCTGCCCAAGTGTACAGATATTTTGCATTTGTATTTTCACGCATCCACTTTACTGTTTGGGACAACATTTGGGATTCGGAGTTTCTAGGCATAGAATCATCCATGCACATCTTTCCAATTTCAAAGTAATCAGAAGTTGTCAAATCTGGAAACATTTTTTTAATTGTTCCCATCGGATTGGTTCCCCATCCTAAAGTTAAAACCCCAACTAACTTATCATCTAAGTGAAACCCTAGATAATGTTTAGTTAGTCGAGGCATAACTGCAGAATAATGGCGTTCTGCAACAAATACAGAAGCATTATTCTTGTGAAGGGGTCTTATATCATACATTAAACAACCGTGTAATCGCCCATAGTGGTTCGTTGTTCAACTTCATTCCACATATTTTTTTGATCTAGATAACTCAACATATTTTCTGGAGTTGTTTGTACATATGGATCATCATCACTTCCATCGTTATTAATGCCTGGCTCTTGCCACCAATGTTCAATAACACCGTCATTAATAACACACATATATCTCCAACTACGCATACCAAACCCTAAATGGTTTTTGCCAATTAACATTCCCATAAATCGAGTAAAGTTTCCAGAACCATCTGGAATAACTTTTACATTTTGAATGTCCTGTGCTTTGGCCCATGCATTCATAACAAATGCATCGTTAACCGAAATGCAGTATACTTCGTCAATACCATATTCTTTAATCTTTGAATAATTACTTTCAAAGCCAGGCAATTGATATGTAGAACAAATAGGTGTAAATGCGCCAGGCAAACTGAATAAAACTACCCTCTTACCTTTGAACAGATCATCACTTGTTACATCTTCCCAACGATATGGGTTTTGGCCTTCGATTGATTCATCCCTGACCCTAGTTCTGAATACCACACAAGGTGGCGTAAATCCTTCTATCATACAGCCGGTTCTCCTCTCATCATAAATTTTCTTTGTTTTCTAAAATCTCCCCATACCTCACTCGCCTTAACCCTTATGAAAGGTTTATTGGTTTCTGAAGTATTTGGATTTGGAATTGTAAGAACTACATTCTTACCTTGTTGCCATGCCTCTCTTTGACGAATTGCGTGTGCAAGAGTACCCTTTGGGTTTTTGGTTCTATTCTGCCGTGATACACTTCGCCGTTCGCCCTTAGAGGTGTAATTTTTTCCTGTTGACTTACCGCCCATTATTCTAAATCTCCATATTCTCTGAGTCTTTCAAATCGAAATGATCTCCATCCCTCTTTTTCTAAATCCCAAACAACAATAAGGTTTGGATCTTTTTCTTTTTGCACTGAGCCTTCTGCTTCTACTGGATTATCAGGCCACGGCACGATCTTCGGGTTTGTCGTGCAGTGCATTACTCTTAGAGTTCCGTCTGCCTTTTCGAACACCACTCGTTGTGCTTTTTCTTGTAGGATTGCCTTTAGTGTTGGTGCGTCCAGATTTGATATTGGACTTTGTTGTTGCATTTGTTCTACCATTATTTTTCACCTTTTTTGTATTTACATTTTTATCATTATCGCATGATTTTTTGTATAAGTCAAGATAAAATTTCCAATGTTTTTCAGTATCATTATATCTTGCATCGTATAATATACCCCAATCATCTATTCCCCAAGATAATAAATGTTTACCATGTTTTGTTTCTTTGGTAATTGCAACCTTTGCGCCATGTTGGCCTGGAAATTTTAGTTGTTTATCAATTAAATTAGTATCAAACTTTTGTCTGGGTGGGGGTGGGGGATATGAACGAGGTTTCTTTTTTGGTTTTGCAGGGGCTGGTTTTGGGCCCTTATACCCAATCTCATACCACTTGGGTTCTGGTGGTAATGATGCTGCCCGAGCGGCCTCCATCTCTGCTTTGGTTCTGCGCTTCCTCTTTTGTTTTGGTTTTGAGGATTGAGACTCGGCCGCTCGGGCGGCTTCCATTTCTGCCTTTGTTCTTCTTTTCCGTTTAGGTTTCGCTTCCGTCTTCTTCACCATTATCATTACCAATCAATTTTTCTGCACTCTTGTCATCAATGACTTCACGCATATCCATGATTTTTTCTCGCCCTATTAAATCTATTATAAGATTTGTTAAGTCGATTTCTTTGCGAATGAAAAACATTTTATTATTTAATTTTTCCAACTCTCGTTGATAATATTCAAGCTCTTTTTCTTTTCGAACCTTTTGTTCTATTATATCTGTTAGAAGAATTATTTTTCTTTCTTTGTTTTCCATCCAACACCTATATGTTGAGCCACATCAGCACCATATTGAAGCATACTAGGAAAACCGTGACCAGCGTGACTCTTTCTACATCCCTATCCAAGTATCTCCATCAGATAGTCACTTCTGATCGAGGACACTTTTCAATTAGTATGCTTCAATATGGTGCCGCTAGAGAGATTCGAACTCCCGACCTACTGATTACAAATCAGTTGCTCTACCAACTGAGCTACAGCGGCGTGTTTTCTATTTCACTTTCTTTTTTTTTAATCCAGTCTTTTAATTCACACACTTTTTCAACATACATCATATACGCTTCATACCATTCTGCATCTCCAGTAAGTATCCATTGTTGACTACACTGATCGGCATTCTGAACTAAATTCTTAATTATGTTTTGGTATTTGTCCCTAAATCCAAGTGACATAACTGTTCCTATTCTTTTAAAGTTAACTCCAACTTAATTAGAATGGGCCTTCCATCAACAATCATTGCAGCATATGTATCTCCACTTTGAATTTGCAAATCCTTGGGAGACTGACTACTATTTAAAAGTATATTCCCTGCAACATCAATATCAAAATTTTTCTTCGTAGTTTCCATTCTCATAATATATATACATCCTTTTTCACTCCTCATCAAATTCACTTAATAGCCAGTGTAACTCAATGAGGAGTGATTGTCAATAGGTAAATTTATTATTTACCGTAACCCTCTGGGCGATAGTAGTATGGCTTATCCTCACCAGAGAACATGTTCTGCATCGAACCTTCACCATCTGCATCAAAGTCTGCTTTGGTGTTTGCAGATGCAGAGAAGTTCATAGAGAAGGTTGCAACACCACGGCCTTCTGCGTCACCGTTCATTGTAGATGATGCGCCACCAGACGAATTGCCATTGCCATCATTGATAAATGCAAATGCAGAAGTCGAAGTCATTGCCAAAATTGCGATTAAAGTTTTCATTGTATTTTCCTTGCACCAATTGGTGCGGTAGTGCTAATATATTAGTAAATGATTAATTACTAACAGATACTAGTATATATCAAAAAAGTATAAGAAATCAAGACTTTTTTGCACAGAAATTTTTTATGGGGTATAAGTTTATTTTATGTCGTATAATGTATACTCACATGTGATTTCTTCACCAGGCCAAATATCTCTAATGGCAACAATAAAGAACCTACTATCTTTTCTAATCTTTACTATATTAGGTTCGTCAGAGTGATTATAAAAAGCACCCAATGGAGTTCTTTGTAATTCTTCTCCCCAATAAAAATGTGACATTCCGATCTCTGTTCCTTCTTTGATCGGTTTTACACACCAAAGACCAAGTCCATGTATACCTGATTTTTTTATTGTTACTTCTTCTGGTAGAGGTTTATACATCTTGTGTCCTTACTCTTTATTTGGCTCCCAGAGAGGGGTTCGAACCCCCGACCCAATGATTAACAGTCATTTGCTCTACCAACTGAGCTATCTGGGAATAATCCTACTTGGAGTGAGTGACAGGACTTGAACCTGCATTATACAGATTTGCAATCTGCTGCGTAACCATTCCGCCACACTCACAAATTGGTCGGGGTAGCTGGATTCGAACCAACGACCCTCTGCTCCCAAAGCAGATGCGCTACCAGACTGCGCTATACCCCGATAAATTTTTAAATACACATGACTTGCAGTCTTTCAAACCCTTGTCCTATGCACAGGAAAGCAGGTGCATCTACTCTCATGTGTACTTAGAAATTTATTAGTGTGGGCAGGGTTAGGATCCTGCAATGAGTCACGGGCAAACTTCCTGTCTAACTAGACTCATACCTGTCTGCATCCGCTAAGACGAACCGCTAAGTTCCTTCGACATTACCTTATCCCCATTTGCAAGGGATTATTCAGTCACCACAATCCATAGGCCGTCACCTTGGATTTTTATTTTTGGAGCGGATGAGGGGAATCGAACCCCTGTCATTAGCTTGGAAGGCTAAGGTAATACCATTATACGACATCCGCCTAAACTTCAACATCAACTTTACTAACTGGTTCAACTGTTCTAATCTTTCCAGTTTTGTCGTATGTTCTATAAACTTCTTCAACTCTAACAGAGCCTCCAAAGTCTTTGTGCGTTACTACAATGTTATGAATCTTATCACCGACATTCAATTGTCTAACATACTCACTCACAATTCTTACTGGTGGTACTGGTGATACTTGCATTATAGTAACTCCGAATAAAAAGGACAGTAGGTGTTCTTACTTTTAGCAGTTTGAGGGGTTGCAGGCCGCTTTATTTTCTTATACATTAGTCGCCTCTTCCTACTGTCCGCCCCTGTTTAATCTTGTTGGTTTCTAGTGAGGGATTTCCAACTTCCCACCTGAGTCTTCTATTTAGTGTCGTTTTCAGGCTTAACCGTGTTTTTACTCACTCGACAAAATCGAGCGTCCGACTCGCCCGATATTAATTGGCCTGCCCTGTAGGATTCGAACCTACGACCCACAGCTTAGAAGGCTGTTGCTCTATCCAGCTGAGCTAAGGGCAGATTTCTATGTTTCATAAAATAGTCATACAAGTATTAATGTACCATATATGAAACACTTTGTCAATATGTTTTAATTTTTTTCCCTTAACTTTATCCATTCTTCATGAACTCTAAGTTGATGCTCAAGTTCATAAACTGTGTCTTCTAATAGAACAACCTTTTTAAAAAGATGTTTAATAAGTTCTCTGTCAGAGATGCCGAACATTTTTGCTTCATCATCGATAATACGAACATCCGAAACTTCACTTTCTAAAAACTTCATCACACACCAAGAATTCTGGCAACATCATTGTGTCCAGTTTGAATTCTTCCCCCATCACGCAACCAATCTTCTACTTGTCCAAAGTAGAATGCAGCATCTTCTTCTCCACGTTCCTCTAAAAGAACTTTTGCATGTTTACAGAAAGTAGTCAAAGACATTGCATCTATTTTACTACTATCATTCATTGCAGCTGGTTTCCAGTTTCCTCTTCGCTGATTACTCATTTTCTACTCCCAATTATTTTGAGTTTCATGTCATCACTTCTAACGAAGGCATTTAAAACAAATCGTCCAGTCTCATTAACTGCATAAATCAATATACTGCGGAAACTATTTTCTTTATGAATTTCATATGCCATTTTTATGGCATCTTCAAAAGTTTTTGTTTCCCCGACTTGTTTTGTTGAGGTTTGAGGTTTAAATGCTATAATACTGTAACTTACTGCATTTAATCTAATATCTTCCTCATACTCATCCAAATCCATCTAAGTCCCTTTCTTGAAAAAGTTTAGATTGGCAAGATACATGTGTTCGTATCTATTCCACTCTTCATCAAAAATTGTTTCCAACTTTTCTTTAGAAAACTTTTCATACGCAGACTCAAAAAACTGTTTCTTGGCAGAATCATAATCCAGCCCAACAGAATAAAGTCTACCTATATTATTTTTTACTTCAGATATTTGTGACATTGTAACTCTCCATCAAATTGACTTGAACAGGGATTTCTTTTGTAATAGTATGCAGTTTTTTTATGACTGTATTAACATCATCTTCCGTTAAATATCCCTTAACATTGTCTTCAACAATGCCAGGCAAATTTGCAAATTCACCATTGATGAATACTGCGATTTCATAAGGAGCATTTTTAGAACCATATGCACCCTCACCACTGATAACACTCAGTTGATGATGCTCACCGAAAGACAATAATGACTGGAAACCGCCAGGCATATAATCTTTTTCAATCATTTCAAAATCTGCAAGTTTCATTTTAAATAGTCCACTTCCTTTGTTCTTCAAAAGCGATTTGGGCGGCCTGATAATAATCACGATCTTCATCATTCATGTGACTGAAGTAAAGTCCAACTTTATCCAGTTCAATCATAAACTCTTCTGGCGACTCAATATGTCGCTGACTTTCTAAACTCTCTTGTACAGTATCCATAAGAGTTTTTATTTTTTCTTGTATTTTCGACATTTAGAACTCCTTAACTATAATACTTAGTCGAAAAAACCAAAAATGTAAAGTAACATTCTACATTTCTCCAATTTCAAGTGACCAATATTTACCATCAGACTTAAGTTTTGCAACAACATCTAATGCCTGTTTTTCCGTTAGAGCTTCCCAACGGAATTTTTCTTCACTGAATCTTTCTTTCGCTTCAACAAAAAACATCTAAGTACTCCTGATTACTAGTTTCCAAAACTACGATGTGGCCAAAATTCTCTTCAAACACTTTAAGGAGATTGAGATAATCTCCAGATTTCATATCTTGTATGATGGACTCCGAATCTACACCACATATAGAGGCAAGTTTTTCAGCGATTCCAAAAAGAACAAATGCGTTTCCTTGGGGCCCGTCCAAATCGATATGAATTTTTTCATTGTATTTTTTTGAACGAACTGCCATGAATTACACTCCTGTGAATTCGTAAGGTTTGTCCCACTTACCTACATTGATGTCCAAGTAATACGCAGTATCGAAATAATCAATCATCGCATCACTGTTGTCATACCACTTAGGGCCATCTTTAGAGAAAGCACCTTTCATAGCGGCAACCAACTCCTCAAAGAATTGAGAAGCTTCACCGTACTGATCTGGGTGGTAGGGATTTGCTTGGAAGTAACCTTCGTTGGCGTAGTAGGGCATGTTCCTGCGTTCTGATATCTCTTTGTTTTTTGCATTGGCGATACCAATTAGATCAAGAACACCACTCTTAATGTTTACTACCAAAGAGGAATGATTGTGAACACCAATCGTTCCCTTGAATCCGTACTTCTTAAGAACGGATTTGATCGCAGGAGCGAGTGATTTTTTCATTTCTTGGGAAACATATGCCATAATTTAGATCCTCATCACTGTTTTCATCAACTTACATATATAATATAATACTTTTTAGGGCGAATGTCAAGCCCTAAAGAAGAATTTTT